GGGGGGGGGGGACCAATGAGACATCATACTTGTATTGCCACACCTAAAGATATGATGCTGTATCGAATCATCTGCGCAGAGTGTGGGCTTCCAACCGAGACAGACAGTGATAAGTGGACTCCGGCACAAGGGACTTTCCAGTGCCCACGGTGCGGGGCAGCTTATCCTATCGCCCCACATGCCAAGGCAAAGGGAGATTTCTGGGATTGAAAAATGCAAAAGTCACTGGCAAAAAAGAAATACAGCCAAACGAAAATAACTGGGCTCGCTATCGTGGCCCGGATGCAAAGAAGGTGGCATGTAGCAACTGTGGGGCGTTGATAAGTGTCGATGGCCCACAGATATGTTGGTGCTGCTGCACTAAATTGGAAGAGTAAAGGAGAACGAAAATGAAAAAAGGATGGAAGACTACAGAATTCTGGATGGCTTTGTCGGCTCAGGTTTTGGGGATCCTCATATTGACTGGAGTTGTTACTCCGGATCAGGGGCAAGTGCTTGGAGACGCTTCCGGGCAGATCATCGGCGGTGTCATGGCGGTAATCTCCGGGGGGTCTTACGCCATCAGCCGGGGGCTGGCAAAGAAAGTATGAAGTTCACCGTGTCGGATGTCTCTCATTTGTATTTTCTGGATGAGCCGGGCATCTCCATCCAGACAGATAACCGGTCATCATATCAAAGCGGAATTGATGGAGTTGTCCCCTGATGGTCTTTTAACCCTGGGTCAGAGCTTCTGGTGGAATGGGAGTTCATTTGTCCAAGACACGCCGGANTGCATGAGGGCATCCGCTTTTCACGATGCCCTGTGTAGAATGATAGTACAAGGTTTGCTGCCTGCATCCGTCAGACCGGCGGCGGACAAGCTATATTATGAGTTGTGCAGGGAAGACGGCATGAGTTGGATGCAGGCCAAAGTTCGATATGCTGGCCTGCGATTGTATGGAATAACTACGAATATAGGATAGCATTTTGAGAATACCCAAGTGGCGCGATTATAAAGAGCAAAATTGCATGGTCGGACGTCATGTTTGGAGCGTTGCCAGGCTCATTGAGTTGTCCAAAGGGTTGCCGGTCATGGATGTTCCGCTGAATCACTTGGATTTGTGGCATACCTATGAAAAACTGTCGATGCGGGAGATGGTAATGCATATGATCGCCATTAATGATGCGGACCTCACCAAACCGATAATCATGGATGAAGACGGCTCCATCATGGACGGCAGGCACAGGATCATGAAGGCGATGGTTACCGGGCAGGATGCTGTCTTGGCGGTGAGATTCGACGAAAATCCAGCGCCGTGCAGCGTGAAGGAAGATTGATGATGGAAACGCGCCGGTGGTTTTTGGTAGGATGGCCTTGCAAATGACTGAGACAATCCACTACGAGATGGTAAGGTGTCCTATATGTAAACAAAAATGGCTTGATACGATGGATAATGCCCAGTGCATTCGAGTGCATGGGTGCTGCCTGCGCTGTCGTTATCAGCCGTCCTGTGTGACGGTAGAGCATGAGATTGAACCGGGGCTTGGCACGGGGGAATGAGATATGGCTGAATCACTATCGCAAAAGCAATTCCGATTCTTGAAGATGGAATCAAAACTTCTCGCCAAGGCTACTGATATAGCTGAACGAGAAGGCATCTATGTAACCGGTGGAGACGCTTTTCGTGATCCGCGTCTTCATGGTGCGATGGGCGTGAAGATGGGATATGGCGCTGCCAATTCTTGCCATAAATTGAAGCTGGCCAGAGACCTGAACTTTGTTGAAGGGAAAGGTTATCGGAATGAATTCCACGTCGAGTTACATGATTATTGGGATTCTATCGGTGGAGCCGAAAGAATAGTTGGAGACATGAACCACTATAGCATCGAACATCAGGGGCATAGATAAATGGTTTTTGCGTTGACGATGGTGTTGTGGGTGTTTTCGTGAGAATACTATTAATTAAAGGAGAAATATAGTGCTATTTGATGATATTTTTGGGAGTCCCTTTGGCAATAGGTGTAACGCGGGTGGTGCCGCATGGGTAAGACCTTCCGACTGGCTTCCTATGCCAAATACTCCGACCAATACAGTTAATATGCTGGCAAGGATAGAAGACTCTCTTGATTCTACTTTTGCCTCCGTAACCGTATCAGGCACAGGTAGTTTTTATGTTGACTGGGGCGATGGATTAGGTGAGCAGACATACGCATCGGGGGTGAACGCTGTTAAGGCGTATGTATATGCGACTGCGCTCACGAATCCTCAAGATGCGACCCTCGGATTCAAGCAAGCAATGGTGAAGGTCAGGGGAACTGAGATAACTTCGTTCCGGCTGAGTATTATTCCCTCAGCTATCAGTTCTTGGGTCATGTTTGTCCAGCCATATCTTGATGTTCATGTCAACCTGCCAAGTTGCACGAATCTACAGAGTTATACGGCCAACTGCCAGTGCCGAAAGATAGAGCGCTGGGTGATTCTGGCGTGCGGGAATATTGTTGATATGTCCAACATGTTTTTCGGCAACACTTCTTGTCAGTCATACACGTTTCCTGCTGGATTTGGGGCCGTTTGTATAAATATGTCCCTTATGTTTTACAGCAACTATTCTTGTCAGTCATACATGTTTCCTGAGGGTTTTGGGGCCGTTGCTACGAATATGTCCGGTATGTTTAACAACAACAATTCTTGTCAGTCATATACACTTCCTACTGGATTTGGTGCAGTTGCTACGAATATGTCCAGTATGTTTTACAGCAACAATTCTTGTCAGTCATACACGTTTCCTGCTGGTTTTGGTACCGTTTGTACGAATATGTCCATTATGTTTGCCTACAACACTTCTTGTCAGTCATATATGTTTCCTGCTGGTTTTGGTGCAGCTGTAACGACCGTCGGGGACATCGGGCCGATCAGTCAGCGCATTACCACGAAGATTCGGGGCCTTGCTTATGCCCAAACCTTCTCAATAGCTAACAGCAACTTACAGCATAATGAGCTTGTAGAGGTGTTCAATGCCCTGCCTACAGTAACGGCCAAAACACTGACAATCACGGGCAATCCTGGTGTGCCTGCTTTGATTCCGGCGGATGACGCAATCGCAACAGCTAAGGGCTGGACTTTAGTTAAATAATTCAAGGAGACTGAAATGTTCTACAAAATTGATAACGAACAAATTATGTCGGCAACGGGTATATCTGCCCCTTCATTCTCACTCACTGAGGAGAATCACGCCGAACATACGTACCCTGTGGATGGCTGGTATTGGTATGCTACTGCTGCTGATGCGCTGGCAGGACTAAGCGTTGTGGCTGGATCAGTAACCGCACTCCAGGGGATGCTGGCGATTAACGCATCGGGGATGGGGGGCGCATTTGTATCTTGGCGTAATACTCTTGACCCCGTTGACGCTTTTGAGGTTATTGCTTTCCTCGATAAAGCTGAACACTGGCAACGGAACAATCCGATACTCTTGGCCGCTACCGTTGCGCTTGGCTTGTCTGAGGCGCAGGTGGACGATTTGTTTGTCTTGGCCGCCACGCTGTGAATTACCTTGCCTACAAGGGGATGCGGTTGTACGGCTTAATTATATATTTTGCAATCGGAGAATTAACATGCCAGTATTAGAAGAGTTTAACACAACAAGTGCTGTAACCCGTGATTATGATTTTATACCTGAAAATAGAACTTTTACACTTCAAGCTACGGGGTTAACTGGGGCTAACACTCTTGATATTTATATTCAGAATGCCACTGGCACTGAACAATTATACATAGATGGGGCTAAAGTGCAACTTACTTCTACCCATATGGCTACCCCCATCCATGGACCTTTTAAATTTAAAATTGTTAAGACTGGGGCTGATGCTTTGAGAGTTGAGTTGTACGAGTCTAAATATCTGTAGGTAAATATGGCACTGGATATTGAATCTAAAGAAGAACTTCAGGATTTATTAGCACACTGCGTAGTGGATATTAAGTTTACCTGTAAGTTATTATTTCCTGATATCTTCTATGCTCCTTTCTCTACATTGCACCAGCAAGTCTTTGACTTGATTAATTCAGGGCATACTAAGATTGCCATAGCGGCCCCTCGCGGTATTGGTAAGACTTCTGTGGCTCGTACTGTGGCGATGCGTAGTATTTTATTCAGGCTGCAAAAGTTCATAGTATACATTAGCAATAGTGCCACCAGTGCTGAAATGCAAACTGAGAATATAAAGAGAGATCTTATCTCAAATTCTCAGATTAGAAAGCTCTTTGGGAATATTAAAGATGTTATTGATAAAGATGCGGGGATTGATGAATCCTTCTCGAAAGCTAGTTGGACTGCATTCGGTGATACATTCATCTTACCGAGGGGTTCAGGCCAACAGGTTCGTGGGTTAAACTGGGCTAATCATCGTCCTGAACTTGTCATTATAGATGATTTAGAAAATAAGGATGAAATCCGCAGTGATGAGAATAGAAAAAAGTTAAAAGATTGGTTTTGGTCTGATTTGATGAAGACTGAGGATAGATACTCGAAAGGGTGTATATTTATTTATATAGACACCATCAAGCATGAAGATTCTCTTCTTGTGGATTTGATAGGATCCCCTGAGTGGGCATCTATTCAACTATCCATTTGTGACGATAATTATAAGTCATATGATCCTAACTACATGACCGATGAGGAGATTCTGGCCGAGGTTGCAGAGCATAGGCGTCTTGGGACATTAGACGCATTCTACATGGAGCGTATGAATGTACCTATATCTAAAGAAGATGCAGTTTTTAAGCAGGAATATTTTAAGTATTTCGAGGATCAGGGGGATCATATACTTGTAGATGGTGAGAGGGTTAGTACCAGGAATCTTCTTCATGTTACTATCACGGATCCGGCCCGTACTGTTAAATTACAAAGTGCAGATTCTGCAGTGTTGACTGTGGCAGTAGATAGAACTTCTAAGCGTATTTTTATTAGAGATATAGTGGCGGCGAAATTCTATCCTGACCAACTCTACGCTGAGATGTTTCGTCAGGTGCAATTGTACTCATCTTTTATCTTAGGATACGAAGTAACAGGCCTCAGTCAGTTCATCATTCAGCCTGTAGAGAATGAGTGTAGGGTTAGGGGAATTCATCCGCTGATTATGGAACTTCCACCTAAAGGTAGGAAGGAGGATAGAGTAGCCTCTTTAGCACCAAGTTACCGTCTTGGGTATATGTACCATAATCCTAATAACTGTGGTAAGTTAGAGGGGCAGCTTCTGGGATTTCCACGATCTAAGTTGTGGGATGTTATGGATGCTTTCTCCTATATAACCTATATCATGGATAAACATGCAGTGTATTTTGACCCGTCTGATGGGGAATCTGTTAATGCTACAAGTGAAGATGAGTATGATGAGTTAGATAATGAAGCAATGATGAGTGTTGAAGATATGGGCTTTACTGTAATTGGGTAATGCTATATTACAAAATGTAACATAGGAATCAAAATGCCAGCAATAATAACAGGAGACAGTTCTTCAGGGGGGTTTGATCCTCAAAAGGACTTAGGGTATGAATACCCAGATAATCTTGATCTACGCCCAAATTCATCTCTCCACACTAAATTGAAGGATATGATTTATAGGCGCGCTCAAGAGTCGGCCAATACTATGTCAACCCGTCATAAAGTGTGGAGAGAGATTGATCACACTCTTACTGCCTACATATCTTCTGATGACAAAGAGAGGATGCTCAAGGATGCGGATTCTAGGAAGCCTATCAGCATTGTATTCCCTTATTCATACACAGTTCTTGAAACTCTTCTCTCATACTACTGTGCTGCATTCCTTCAAGATCCCATCTTTCGATATGAAGGCACTGGACCTGATGATGTGATTGGGGCCATCTTACTTGAAAAGGTGATAGCTCTCCAATGTACCAAGAGTAAAGTAGGACTTAATCTTCACACCCAGGCTAGGGATGCATTTGCTTATGGCTTTGGCGCTGCCACACCTACATGGAGGGTGGAGACTGGGACTAAGTATGAGACTATTGATCGTGGGGGGTTTTTAGGATTTGGCTCTAAGCCAGAGAAGGTTGAGAGGGAGATCATCACTTATGAGGGTAATGCTCTTGATAATATAGACCCTTACCTATACTTACCAGACCCTAATGTCCCCATACATGACCCTCAGGCTGGAGAATACATAGGATGGGTATCACCTACTAATTACATGGCCTTATTGGCTGATGAGAAGACTTCTGATAATATCTTTAATGTGAAGTATCTCAAAGGTCTTACCAATAGAACGACTTCTATCTATAACGTGGATAACTCGGGTCGTGGAAGTAAGAGTGGTCTAAGAGGGCGAAATACACCAATTTCTGGGTTGACATCAGGCCTTGATGTTATTAAAATGTTTATAAAGCTGGTGCCTAAGGATTATAGCCTATCCCTTAGTGAGTATCCTGAGATATGGTACTTTGAACTGGCCTCTGATGCTGTGATCATCCAAGCAAGGAAGGCTAATCTGAGCCATAATAAATTCCCCACCGTGGTGATTGCCCCAGATTTTGATGGCTATTCTATGTCCCCCGTCTCAAGGATTGAGATGCTAAATGGGATGCAAGGAGTGTTAGATTTCATGTTCAACAGTCATGTGGCTAATGTAAGGAAGGCCATTCATGATATGATAATATACGACCCTTATCAAGTGAATAGTGAAGACTTGAAGAATCCATCAGCTGGAAAACTCATCAGACTCCGCCGCCCTGCATGGGGTCGTGGGGTTAAAGATGTTGCTCAACAACTTATGGTTAATGACGTAACCAGGGGGAATGTGTCTGATTCCACTTGGATAGTTCAGTGGATGGACCGTATTAGTGGGGCTGATTCTGCTATGCAAGGTGCCCAGAGGCAAGGTGGCCCTGATCGACTTACATCTACAGAATTCCAAGGTACCATGTCAGGTGGGATTAATAGAATGGATAGGATTGCTAAAATCGTCGGGTTACAGGGGATGCAAGATATTGGCACATTCTTCGCTCACCACAATAACCAGATGATGCAGGGTGAAGCGTATATTAAGTTAGCAGGGGAGTGGCAAGAAGTGTTGATGGCTGAGTATGGTGTGGCTGGAGATGGTAGGGGTAGAAAGCGAGTAACCCCTAAAGATCTTGACATTAATTATAATGTAATAGTTAGGGACGGCTCAGTACCTGGAGGTAACTACTCCTCCTCTTGGTTACAATTATTCCAGGTACTGGGTTCGAACCCTGAACTTGCTCAGAAGTTTGATGTAGTTAGGATTTTCTCACATATTGCCCGTAACTTGGGGGCTAAAAATGTTAATGACTTTGTAAGGACTGGTGGTAATATTAGCCCTAAAAGTATGCCTAATGAACAAGTCATGAATGAAATGCAAGCAGGGAATTTAGTTCCGATGGGGGCTCAAGCATGAGGAATAAAGATGTGTTGGAGAATCTAATCTACAAACATTGTGATTATTCCCCTAAAAGTTCGATTTCTAATTTGGAGAACTTTCTTGAAAGTTCTATATATAGGGATTTCTTGGAAGAGATGACTGTACGGATTGATGATATGAAACAATCTTACGAGATTGGTGATAGTAAGAAGTATTTGGAAACCCGTGGGGCCTTAGCTGCTATGAGACTCGTTTCTGGCATTTTTGAAGACCTTTACGAAAACGCTAAATCAGATTCAGAATTGGAGATTAAAGATGGAGAATGAATCTACTGACAGGGGTGTAGATGCCGCGGCCACTAGCACTCTTGTGGATGAGATTAATGAGTTGATGGATTCCCCCTTAGAGGGGGAAGTAGGACCTTCTACTAATGATGACCTTACAGGTGAAGCTCCCTCTGGGGATGGCGTGACTGATGGGGAAATTGCTGTGGAGGGAGATGTGGGTAAGGTGTCTGAGATTGGGAGTGCGGATACTAAATTACCTGACCAGGTTCTGCAAGATGCTCAAGTCCCTAATGAGCTTGATACTCTTAAAGCCCAGATAGAATCCCTCAAAGGGTTGGTGACACAGTTGGCATCTCCTAAAGAGGGGGCTAGGAAATCTCCTGAACTATCTTTAAACTTAGATGATCTCATCAGCGGTGTTGACTTTGATGATATTATGGAGAGTAAAGAAAAGTTTATGGAGTTCATCAAGCAGGCCTTTCAAATCTCGACACAATCAACTACTGGATATGTCCAGAATTTTGTGCCGGATGTAGTAACTCGCCATGTGAGTATGCAGGAGGTTAGAGAGAATTTCTACAGTGCTAATACTGACCTTAATGCTGTACGACCTTATGTGGCAATGGTAGCAAGTAATGTGGCTCAGGCTAACCCTGAATGGGGAGTTGCTGAAGTGTTAGTGAAAGCGGCTGAAGTCGCTCGAGAGTCACTTGGTATATCTAAGACACAACCTTCTGTTGATAAATCTAAAGGTAAACCTCCAGTGCTTCCAGGGGCTAGAGGGGTTCGCCAAGCAACTTCACAGAAGAGTGACTTACAACAAGAAATTGATGAACTTTTGGAGGGTTAAAAATGAAAGAAGGTATGGCTATAGATGGAATGCTTACTGGGGTTCCTGTATTTGAGGCTATTAAGTTGGTAGGTAAAACTGTGGCAGCAACTACAGCTGGAACTACTAATGCAATTAGAGTATTTATGTATGATAATGATGGTTATATTATACACTCTACAGGTCTTGAAGTTCCTGCAGATGCAACTGCAGGATACGCCAAAGGTGCTTTGCACATAGATACTAATGTAACAGCTGGCACGTCAGGTCTTTATGTTAATGTAGGAACTGCTGCAGCTGCTAATTTTGATCTTGTAACTGATGCTTAATTTGGAGGGTTGTTATGGCTTTATTTGGTAAGTTGTTCAATAGTAAGCTCCCTTGTATAACTATAGATGGAACTACAGTTGCAACTGGAGTTACGGCGCTTTTGAAAGATGGAAATGGTAAGGTGTTGTTAGCCACTGGGACTACTGTGCCTGCTAATGGCACAACTAAGTATGCTAAAGGGTGCCTCTTCATCGATACTGATGTTGTTACTGGCACTACAGGACTTTATTGTAATAAGGGTACGGCAGCATCTGCTGCTTTTACTGCTGTTACTCAAGCTTAATTAATTTTGTAAGGAGATAAGATTATGCCTTTTATGGGAATGCGTGGAACTGGTGACTGGGTAGCTGATCAACGACCTAAGTCTTGGCGGGAGATGATTCTTTATCGTTATCCCAATGGCACTGCACCTCTTACTGCAATTATGAGTAAGATAGGATCTGAGAGGGTTCCTGACTCTGAGTTTTATTGGTGGACTAAGTCTCTTCCAACTCAGCGGGCCGCAGTTACTGGAGTTTATACTGACTCAACTCTTGTGACTGCTTATACTACCAACACTGGAGTTGGCTCAACAGTGTATGTAAAAATGAGTGCTGCCGCTGTAGCACACTTTAGGGTTGGGCATCAAGTCCTGCTCCGTGATGCATCTGATCCGACTGTAGATGTTAATGCCAAAGTGACAAGTGCTGTAGTTAATGGCGTCTCATCTTATATTGCTTGCTTGCTTCTTGAGGCTGATGATAATTCTACTACACATGATTTGAGTGATTGTGATACTGCTCTTATTATCGGTAATATTAATAGTGAAGGTGCAGCTATGCCTGACGCTATTGCATATGATCCTACCAAATGGTATAACTATACTCAGATCTTCCGGACCCCTCTGGAAATAACACGTACTGCGATGAAGACTAAACTCCGTACTGGTGATCAGTATAAAGAGGCCAAGCGTGAGTGCCTTGAACTTCACTCCATTGAGATGGAGAAGGCTCTTATGTTCAGTATCGCGTCTGAGCGCACTGGGACGAATGGCAAGCCTGAGCGTACTACTATGGGCCTCATTCCTGCCATCAAGGCAGGTGGGTTAGTAAATGACTTTAGCCTTAATGCTAGTTCAGACTTCTCTGGCTACACATGGCTTCAGGCTGGTGAGTATTGGCTTGACACTTATCTTGAGCAAATCTTCCGTTACGGGTCAAGGGAGAAGTTGTGCTTTGCTGGGTCAGGAGCACTGTTGGCTATCAATCGGTTGATTAAGGCAGGTGGAAATTTTGACTACAAAGCTGAGACTACCAGCTATGGTCTACAGGTCAGTAAGTGGGTCACTGCATTCGGTACAATCAACGTGATGACTCATCCACTGTTCTCCTATGAAGTTACCACTCGTAATGCTATGGCTATCTTTGAGCCTAAAGATCTTAAGTTCATGTATATTGATGATACTATGTATAAGTCTGACGATCAGATGACCAAAGGTGGGTGGACCAATAGGGATGGTCTTAAGGAAGAGTATCTCACTGAGGCTGGCCTTGAGTACCATCATCCTGATGGATGGGGATGGTTGACTGGGGTTGGGGTAGATAATAATATAACTTAATAAATATTAGGGGTGGGGTCAGTAATGGCCCCATTCCTATATTACAAAATGTAACATAGGAGGGAGATGATGGCTAAAGAAGGTACTACCGCACATAATATGCTTTATGATAGTATTAATTCAGATGTTAATGCTCAAAAGTTAGCAGGTAGGATGGCTGTAAAAGAGATAGCCACTAAAGGTACAGCCTTTCCTGAAATAAAAAATTCTGCCCGTAGAAAAGCTGCAGATGATAGATTAATAGATACATCTATACAAGGAATTAAAAAGGCTATAGATTTATCTAATAAATAACTTACTTAGGGTTAACCATGAACTTACTCCAAATTCGCACACAATTCATCAAGATATCTGGGCGCTACGATCTGGTTAATCCCTCTACTTTTGCTGACGATGGGGCTGACTTCTACATCCAGCAAGGGCAAAGGTCACTGGAGAGGCGTCTGAATATTAATCCTACAGTGGCTAAGTATTATACTGACTTATCAATTGGCCAGTATAAAGTCACTGTACAAAATTGTAGGGCCATTCAAGAAGTGTGGGTTATGAATTCTACATCCCGTACTGAGGTTGCCAAAATTGGAGATTATGATCTTAGAGCAATCCATCAGAGGTTTGTGGCTAATATGTATTCTACACCCTTATCTACAATGTCGCAGGGAAGGCCTACCCACTACTACCCCACTAATCTCCGACGTTCACCAGAGACTGAGGATGGCACAGGGGATTCATCCACTCTATCCTCATACCTAGACACATCCTACCCGTCTGACCCTGCAGCGTCAGGGATAATCTTACTCCCCCGCACGGATGAGGCCTACGGGATTGAGATCAAGGGACTCTTCTACAGTCCCACCCTATATGTAGACACCTCCACTAATGTGTGGGCATCTGAGTATCCCACTCTATTGATATGGGCCGCTCTGCGAGAGCTTGAGATTATGTTCCGAGGTAGTAAGACTGCATCTTCATGGGAAGCTCTGATTGAGGGTGAGCTTATAAATGTCGAAAAGGATGCAATTGAGCAAGAAGTTAACAGTATTGATAAGATGGAGGGTTAGATGATTACTCAGGAAGTTGAAGATAGAATTGTACTAAAGGTGATTGAGAGAATTTTAACCTTAATGCCTGAGGTAGTAGGAAATCTCATGGCTAATCATGCCAGTAATGCTAAAATTAAAGATGACTTTTATAGTAAGCATCCAAAGTTTAAAGATCACACTGATGTAGTACGAGAAGTTGTGGCTAAGATAGAAGGTGCTAAGTTAGGTCAAAACTATGAAGACATTTTAAATGGCGCCATTCCAGAAATTGAAAGTCAGATCAAATTAAAAACTACACTTAACACTCAGGATGTTCTTCCTAAGAGTGAAGTCCCCAGAGTTCTATCCGAAGGTAGCCCATTTGGAGAATTATAATGCCTCTTGAACTTACTAAAGATGGAATTTTCTCTATGCCCATAAAGCCTGAGATTTTATCTAAAGGTCTTCGTAGGAGTAAATCTAATTACCTTAATAGTGATGGGTTGATAGAGTGTGCAGGGGCTGTAGGTAAAGAAGGGGTACTTCAAAGGTTAGAGGAGTTAGTAAAAACTTTTGACTTAACTTCCACATTCCCATATCCTCAGATTTTCATCGAGCCTTATATTATTTTAGTATGCACTGCCACTCATATATATGAGTATGATGGGAGTAATTTAATACTTAAGATATCCACTGCATTTGTAGGGTCTACTTGGAATTTAATAACTGTAGAAGATTTTGTGTATATGAGTAATGGGGATATTACTGTAGTGCGAGATCCTATATCAAACATATTTAGCATTACAAGTGAGCATCCTACTGCTATGGCAATATGTAATTATAACGGGCAAATTATTATAGGGGCCCCCAATGCTGGGTATAATTTAGGAGATTAAAATGGCTAATCAGTTATCTAATAGTGCAAAGACAATGTTATGGAAGGGGCAGATTAATGCTGCAACTGATACGTTTAAGATGGTTTTAATGGATTTAGGATTTACATTTGATAAAGATAATCATAAAAAGTACACAGATATAAGTACTTTTGAATTACCTACAGGTAATGGATATACTGCTGGAGGGGTGACATTAATTCTTAACGCTATCACTACGGATAATGTAGAAGATAGGTGTGAAGTTACCTTTCAAAATGCTCAATGGACGGCCAGCGGTGGGTCTCTAGCCGTGGTAGGAGCTATTATTTATAATGACTCTACAAACTCTAGTTCTGGAGATGACTACACTGATGCCGTTATATGCTGGTTAGATGCTAATGGGGTACAGACCGTGGCTGATGGTGCTGCGCTGACTGTATCTAATATTATGCTAACTGGTGAAGATATATCTATTAGTTAATCGGAGATTATCATGGATATATTGAAGAATAAGAATTTTGCATTTTCTACTCTAAATGCTAATATCCTTATAGGCGGATTATCAGCTATTACGTTTACAGGCGAGGGGGTTAGATTTCCTTCTACTGGATATTTCATGGCTGTAATTTGGGGTAGTGCGTATGCAGCTCCTAGTTTAGATCCTACTAGGGAAATTGTTAAGGCAACCTTTACCACTGGGGATACCTTTGCTATAACTCGTGCTCAGGAAGGGACTGTTGCTAAGGCTTGGCCTGTAGGTAGTAATATCGCATTAGTTATAACTGCTGGGAAGTTAGATGAGTTGGAGGTTACTACCCAAGGTCAATTGCATGGATTTGCTGCAGGGACTGGTACTAATACTTACTCCGCTATATTAGGTCCAGCAGTTACTTCCTACGTGCATGGGGCTATGTATAATATTAAGTTTGCCAATGCCTCTACTGGGGTTTGCACTTTAGGGCTTAATGCTGTGGGTGTTAAGAAGCTTTACAAATATTCTTCGGGAGTTATATCTCAAGCTACCACTGGGGATATAACAGCTGGGATGTACAGCTCTGTATTCTATGACAGCTCATTAGATTCTGCTAATGGTGGCTTTATTTTAGTTACATCTAAAATAGCATTTCCGGTAGAATTTGCCAGTACAACAGCCTTACTATTCCCTCAAGCATCAGCCCCAACTGGGTGGACTATTGATAGTAGTTGGAGCACTCCAAGAAGTCTAGTGCTGGGTAATGCTTATGGGAGTGGCGGTAGTGATTCAGCAGTTAGTTTTACTACAGGGATAACAGTGGGAGATCATGCTGTTCACACACATTCTATTAGTGGGCATTTACATACTGGCCCAAGTCATTCCCATGGGACAAGTATAGGATATGCTGATCTTCCGGCGCATACACACAGTTTTTATTCTTTAATTTACCCTACATCCAGTTATGGATTGTCCTCAGAAGAGATATATGGGGGTGCTAAAAATGGGTCCAGCACAACCGGATCCACTGGTACTGGTGCAGGCCACTCTCATGGAAATACTGGTGCGGAAGGTACTGGGAATACAAGTTCTACATCTGCCACTAATTCAGGTTCAGGTGGGTCTACTACTCATACTGTTGGGCAGAGTACATACTCCCCTAGATATGTTACATTAATTAGAGCTACTAAAAATTAAAGGTGAAATTATGGGACTTAAAGGGTTTATTCAGAAGGATTATTATTCTAAAATCAGCAGGGTAATAGTTGATATAGATATGGGGGAGATTAGTTTTGAGCTTAGAACTTTTAACCACAAAGGTGGGAATGAAGTAATTAATCCTATGGAGTTTAAGATTATTAGGGCTATAGAAGTTAAGAAGTATTTAGATACTCTCCCTACTAATACCCTAACTCCTCCAACATATCCAGAATTATGCACTGCTAGAGAGGCTTTAGTACCTATGTGGCCAGATGGGACACTTCAGCCAGAGATTAATGAGTACAACAATGTTCTAATAGCCTACAATGAAGCTCTGGATACTTACAATGCATCTATAGTAGCTGCAGATGCAGCTAAAGATGCTAAGGCTGAAACTGATAATGATTATGAGAAATATTTTTCACATAGGAAATTATTCACTACCAGCAATATATTGGCATGTGCATATACTTACCTCAAAACCAGAGATAGTTTTGTAGGAGTTAACGATGCCGAAGATTAAACCTCCTTGTATTAGAAATCTGGCTCGCTTCTCAGATGGGTGTCCTAAGATGGGGTGGGATGGAGAGGAAGGTTGTCCTGCATGGGTTGAACTTACTTATAAAGCAGACGATCCATCTAAACCTGACGTTATTGTTAAAGCGTGTATGGATTTAGTAATTTTTGATCTAAAATTCAAATCTTTGAAACTCCTTGAGGGTAATCAACTTGCTACGGAGGGTCTTAGGAATGGGCTGTGTGAGAGTGTTAATGGTAAGGTGGAACCTAAACCTGATCCTGCCATAACTCACCTACTCCATCTGATGACCCAGTCTCATAATACTTTATTAAGTTCTTAAGAGGTCTATCATGCTTGGGAATATAATTCTTGGGAGTGGCATTTATGGAGACAAACTCCTGGGCATATATACTGTTGAAGTATCAGCTAATATTAATAACAGTAAGATAGGAGTCTTATATAGATGTCATGGGGTGTTCAGCTCATTCCATACAACTCTGCGAATTCCTGATCTTGACACTTATATAGACTTAGCAAATATAGATTACATACCTAGGATGGGTTTAGGTGTGTATGGTAACTTTGATGAATTCGGGACAACCCTACTTACACGTTTAGCTCTTGGGGCATATTCTAAATTTATCAATCCTGAAATAGTTGCTAGAGGGTATGTAAGGCTATTATTAGATATTGGTGCAATCTTTCACCTATCCCACCCTTATAGTAACTGGATTGCGTGGAGTAATATAGGGGAGTTAAATTTTAATATAGATTCCTCCAATGTAGCAGGTAAAATGCCTATTGGGTTTAAAGGATTTATCTATGCTATTGAGCAATTAGGAGATAGTAAATTAATCTTTGTATATGGAGATAGTGGGATTGCTGTTATAACTCCTCAAGATCTTTTTTACAAGAAAGGGTTGGTATCTAAGGTAGGTATCAAGGGGAATGGGGCGGTGGTTAATACTGGAGAGTCTCACTATTTTATAAACACTGTGGGGGAACTCTATAGGGTTAGTGGGGATGGGAAGATTGTTAAGTTAGGGTATAGAGAATTCCTATCTCAGATGCCCCTACCTTACATGTCCTACGATGATGTTAATAGTTTAGTCTACATATGTGATGGAACTTTAGGGTATGTGTATTCAGAGGATAGTGAAAGCTTAGGCACTGGCCCTGTGAATATTACAGGGGTTAAGTGGCAGGATGATAATATGTGGGTAGGGGCTTCTAATACGATTGCGCATCCCGCCTTTAGCATAGTCACAGACATATATGATATGGGGACTAGGAAGGGTAAGACAATATCAGGCCTGGCTCTAACAGTTAGTGATCCTACAGGCCTTAATGCTGCCATTGATTTTAGACTTTCGTCTAAAGATCCTTTTACATCTACCCCAACTTTAGGTGTAGGACCCGATGGGAATGTCAAACTTCCATGCTATGGAGTGGAATTTAGATTTAGAATAGGTGGCACTACTGTGGCTGAAGATCTTAAGATAGAGTCTATTATAGTCAAAGGGCGAATACATGACTATATGTATTTAGATACTGATCACATTAATTAGGGGGTAAGATGGTAATAAAACTTCAGCCTGTACAGATTCCACCCTACTGGGAGAGTATTAAGTTAGCGGCCATTAAGGCTAATGAGGTCAGAGATGAGAATGTCCAAGAGTATTCCATTAGACTTCTTTTAAATCTATTAAACAGTAACTTACAATGCTTAGTCAGCGTTGACCATGATAAGAACATCCAGAAGATTACCATTATAGGGATCTACTATGATGAAATTCTTAAAGAAAAATTCATGAGTATTGAGAGTATCTATGGATTCCAAAAGATGGCCCATGAAGAGTGGCTTAAGGAGTCTAAGATTTTATATAGATATGCCCAAGATGAGAAATGTACCAGCGTCAGAATGTGTACTAATAATTCTATAATAGTGGAACTCGCTAATAGATACGGTATGGCTGAGGTTAGTAGAAATTACACTATAAATTTAAAGGGGGTAGATTATGGGGGGTAGTAGTGGCGGTGGGAGCACTTCAAGTACTAATATAAGATACGCATCTTATATAGAATCTCAGCATCAGACATTTTTAAGCATTGTGGCTGGTTATAGGGATAGCCTTATAGGAGATTCCCCCTTTAGTAACTTTGTAGATATAGATACAGACGCAGGATTTTTAGGTGTGGGGGTAACTATAAAATCTTACTCAAGTCTGTTTAAGAATTTTAATGATTTTATGGTAGACGTAGTCCCACAAACACTGTATGATACTATATTCTCTAAAGTCATGGCTTCACCAGTGATTAAGGAAGCTGTAGTAGCTGAAGGAAAGTTGCTTAGTGAGGATGTTAACACGGAGGCCTACCCAAGATTGATGGCCGGAGCCAGAGATCTTAATGCTGTGATGAGTAGTACATTTATTATAGCTAAGAGTAATATAGAGAGTCAGCGACTAAGGCTACTTTCTAAATATAGTACTAACCTTAAATATTCCATGCTGCCAATTAGTAGTGATATATGGAAGACATCATTAGAATGGAATAGACAGATAGTAAATACGCATATTCAAAGTATTCAATTATACTATGATATGCATAAAACTAATAGTGAGTATAATTATACCACGCGTACTAAGAATGCTATGTGGCCTTTCACGGTGATTGATCAAGAAAGGGCAGCTCTTGGAGCTTTACAAGCAGCTCAGAGTAGTGAGAGTATACAAGGTGGGGGTCCCAGTACAGGTGCTAAGGTAGTGGGTGGCGCTATGGCTGGTGCTGCTGGAGGCTACATGGCAGCTGGCCCTTATGGGGCAGTAGTTGGTGGAGTATTAGGTGGAATTGCAGGACTTCTTTAATTGCTTTATTACAAAATGTAACATAGGAGAATGATATGACTACAGGTGGAACTGGTGGAACTGATTGGGGATTTTTTGGGGGTACAGGTGCGGATGGTAACTTTAAGGCAAACCCTGAGTTTCTTAGGATGTTAGCCAGTATGGGAAGTAATATTGCGCAAGGTAAGAGTGGTGGTGAGGCTATAGGGGATGCTACTATGGAAGCCCTCAAGATGAGAGCATTGCAAGGGAATAATCCTCAAACAATTAAGCCAACCCCTAAGGGCCAAGCTGGGCCTGATAGTATTACCACTAAAGAGACTGCTGATGGGATTACTCAAACTATCCAGACACCATCTAAGACGAATTTAAATACTTATGGTACATCAGTACCTCCCGAGTCTATGAGTACAGCTTCCATGGGGGGAGTGTCTGAACAGCCCCCTTTTTGGGAAGCCTTTCTGGGGCAGAGCAACAATCCCCAAATGTAGGGAGTGGTGTAGATAGTTCTAATCTTGTTAGGCAAGTCTTAGGGAATATGGATCTTCGAGGTCTAAGTCCAGAAGATGTATATAAACTGATGCATGGTGGATTGCAGAATAAGCAATTAGAGAACGTTAACCAATACTACAAGGGCCAACAAGATCAGAGTAATGCGGAGCTTAAGCAAAAAGCCGATCAGGCTATTCAGGAGAATAAGCTCAAAGGATCTGAGGAGTTTAGGAAGTGGGTTGATCTTAAACTGCAAGCTGGTGAGATTAAGCCTGGAGCTCCAATCCAAGTTGGAGATGTATGGAAGCAGCCTTATCATGACAAGTATGGGAACCTAGTTAAGTTTGAGGAAATGGGGCCTGCACCTACCAAAGATTTCAAAGCCCAGAATAAAGAACTTCTTAAAGATGCTCAGGGGAATCCCTACTGGGCAGGTCCAGGAGACCCTGTTAAGTCAGGGTCTGTACCTATAGCCAGTAAGGATAATGAGTACTCTATCACTGATCAGTATACTCTCAGTGTTTTAAAATCTGGCGTGGAGAGTGGGGTAGATGCTAAGGGTGATGATATTGATGAGGTCACTAGAGATAATAACATGACTTTGGTCAACGCCAATGATGCGCACGATCAGTATATTAAGATTCCTGGGAAGCCTATTCCTGGAGGTGGCTTTGGTGGTTGGGTTGATAAGGATGTTCCAGCTCAGTATATTAAGATCCCTAAACAGGTTTCCAAGATTATGAACCTTCCTGATGATAAGGTCGTATATTATGATGAGAAAACAGGAAAGGTTCTAACCGTTGGGGCGATCAAGCAGCTGGCCAAAGACAAGGGATACACACCAGAGGAATTTCTCAAGATTGCCGGAATTGCTAAGTGAGGTTAAAGATGCAAAGTATATTTGACATTCCATCTAAGGGGCAGCCTCTACAATATGGAGGAGAGGATTTTGATAATATTATTAATGATATTAGTAATGCTCAAGGTGTCGACCCTAAACTTATCCGTGCTATAGTACAAACTGAGAGTTCTTTTAATCCTAATGCCACTAATCCTGAGAGTAGCGCCAGTGGGTTGATGCAACTGGTGAAGGAAACTGCCAGTGATATGGGGGTTAAGAATGTTTTTGACCCTAGGGAGAATATCACTGGAGGGGTCAAGTACTTCAAGCAGCAGTTGGACACTGCGGGAGGGGATGTAGATAAGGCTCTCGCTATGTATAATCAAGGGCCAGGTGGAGATCTTAGTAAGGCTCAAGATTATGTGGGTAAGGTGAGAAGTATATATGGGGGACAGCCCACTGCGCAGCCTCAGGATATTGATATGAGCAGCCTTATAGATACGTATGGGCAGAGTCCATATCCAGAGGGTAAAGTTTATGAGAAGCCTCCCTTATTATTGACGCAACTTATAGACCCTGCTAAGAAAGGGTTCTCAGATGCAGCATCTACCCCGCTTCCAGATACTACTGGCAAACTACCATTTGGATTTGAGAATACTGGCGGCCCTATTGCACGTTGGAGTAAGGATGTGCTCTATGGATTGGGTGAGTTCGGGATGCAGTTAGGGGCAAGTATAATTGGATTACCAGCTGCGGCCATTGGAGGGACTGCTAAGGCTATTACGAGTGGGCCGGAGGCAGGGGGAGAGACCTTCAATCAGATAGCTCATGCTGCTATAGGGGATTCTCAGACTACTACAGCTAAAGTCCTCATGCGGCCTTTTGAGGTAGTGTTTGGAGGAATATTAAACACTGGAGCTGAATATATTAAGGCTTCTTACCCAAATGCTACTCCAGAAGAGTTAGATCATAAGATCAAAGCCACCCAGTTCTTCATGAATGTGGCGATGATAGCTCCGATGTTTAAAGGGGCGTTTAAAGGTAGTAGGGGGATTGATCCTAATAACCCCGCTAAGGCTCTGGCTTCTCAGGAGATCACAGCTGAGGGAGCGGCTAAGGCTAAGGCTCAGATATTGAGTGACCCTAATGTAGCTCCAGAGGTGAAGGTTGAAGTTGAGGGGATAGATGTAGGGGTACTTAATGAGATTAAAGATAGGGCTGCTAAGAAGGTTGCCAGTGATAGGGTTAAGGATGCGCCCATCCCAGAGGCTAAATTTGCGGGAAATCAAAGTATAGTTGAAGGCCTCCTCATTGAGGCTGAGTTAAGAGACGATGCTAATGGTAAAGGTAGTATACGTAAAGCTGCCAAGATAGTTGCAGACCTTGAACAAGATGCCGGATTAGTTGATTTTAACCCTATTAAAGGTATCAGGGTTAAGGGTACTACAGGTAAACTTATTGTTAAGTTAGTTGCTGAAAGGGATGCTGCAAATGCTAAGGAGGCACTTCCAGATAATGGGATGTTTGCCCCACCGTTAGGAGTTAAGGGTGAAGCTCCAGCTAAAACGTTTACTGATATTTCTATTGACACTGACAAGGGCCCTTTAGATCTTAGAATATCCAGAAACCCTGATGGTAGCATTATTATAATTGATAGTACAGGGGCTGTTATTGAGTTAAAACCTGGGGCGTTAGTAGATCAGAGTACACTGTTTGAGAATGGTAAGAAAGTCTCAGACTTAACAGATGCTGAACTTGCCGCATATCAATTTGAGCCTATACTTTCTGATGCTGCGTACTATAAAGTTAAGGGTGAAGAGCCTCCTAAATCTATTGAAGATATCCCCCCTAAAGGTGAAGCCTCTTCAGAAGTACCAGTTGTAGAGTCTCAACCTGTGGGTGGAACTCCCATTGAAGAAGCTAATGCCCCAGTTATTAGTGAATTCAATGATATTAAGATGGCCAAGGGTGAGGGGTATACTTTCCCCACTAAGAAGACTTTCCCCACTTTAGAAGCTGCTCAGGCTAAGGCCACTGAAATGGGTGACGGGCATGAGGTAATTAAGGTTGGGGAGAAGTATAGGGTTGCTAAATATATAGATGAGCCTGTGGTTGCTGAGTTTAAATCAGTAGCTGAAGCTAACGCTGCGGGGTTCGATGTAATGAGTGAGATTCCAGAAAGACGCCTTAAGTATTATGAAGTAGGGGAGGGTGGTACTGAGCCTATTAAGATAGGGGATAAATATTATAGGACTGTTGAATTTGCTGAGATGCCAGAGACCTTTGAGGTAATGGCTGAGGAGCCTACTTCTAAGAGGGTAGAGACATGGGAAGATGATGTTAGTCCAGCTGAGTGGGCAGCGTTGGAGGCGGAAGTAGGAAAGGCCACGTTAGATGAGATCAAGGCGCAGGATAGAATTAAGGCCTTAAGTGGTGAGCTTGAAGTTGAGGCTAAAGCTGCGGAGGAGATTGGAGTTAAGGCTCCTGCTGATCCCGCCCGCGTGGCACAACTTCAGAAAGCGTATAAGGAGTGGCAGGATTCCTATGTTACAAAATGTAATATAGCACAGACTCCCAAGAAAGATGCCCCTCCTAAAACCCCAATCACTAAAGAAGCCCTTGCCCTTGCCAAGGATGACTTCAAATCTTTCGAGTCCGAGCAGGCCGCCACTGATTGGATGATGGCTAATGATACTTATGGGAAGTTAGTAGAAAATCCTGAGACTGGTCGGTGGAGTATAGCTAATGCTGAGAAGTTCAAGAATTTGGACGAGTTAGATATGTTCGATGAAGGGGTGGAGCAGCTAACAGGACGTTCGGAATCCTTGTTAGATGGGGATGCCTACCCAGATATGGATATGAGTGATACAGGGGTTAGGGATTTATTTGACATATTTAATAATGAGAGAGGGAGTGTTAGTACTGATGTTGCAAGTGGGCCTCTTAAGCATATAATTGATAAGTTCGGTGATAGAGTAGTTGAACTTGGAGGTGTTCCTGATGCTATAGTGGGTATCAGAAAATCGCTTACAGCTATGAGGGCGAGAAATACCGAGTCAAGTAGATTAAATTCTGTAATTAAAGATGCTACAGAAAAAGCAGAACGTTATGATACTGGATATAGTGCTGATGAAGTAATGCAATCTTTGTTAGGAGTATTCTCAGATCACACTGCTAAAGAAAAGCCTGTTACTAGTAAAGATATAGAGATATTAAATGGGTATAAAAAGGGATCTTATGAAGAAGCTATTAAATTAAGTAATAGTGATCTTACCCCTAAAGATGTAGGTAGAATGGAATATACTCCAGACCAAATTGTTAAAACTTTAAACTGGCCTGATGAAGATGGACTTAGTAAAGCTAATAAACATAAGGTTGAAGAGTTAAAGGGGCATTCAAAGTATATACCCTTACTTGGCCGCAAGTTAGTATTGGACATTGTAGATCCCTATACTAAAGATACACTCTACAATAAGGGAGATGTAGTTAGTAGAGATATGCTGTATGATCTTTATAATAGGGCTATAAAACCTAACACAGTTAAAGTTGCTGTTGGAGATAAAGTTGTTATTGATATAGGTAGTAGACTTAAGTATAATCCTCTAGGTAATGAACGGGGATCGGCTGACTTAACTCCCCTCCGCGGTGTAGTCGACATGGTGGAGAGTACACTTAGGGCCGCTGAGAAGATGGGTAAATCTATCGATGAATACTTAGCCCACATAGGTGCTGATGAAGCTGCGGCTATGGCATTTAAGTCTGCTATGGCACGCGTCCCTCAGATGAAACAAGAGTTGATGGATAAGGATCCAGTGACAACTTCCATATTAACTCCTGAGGGTAAGGTGGTTGCGCAGACTATAGTCAAGAATGCGAATAAAGAAGTAATCGCAGTCGGGCCTCCAATTACTGAAGCTCTTGCTAATAGGGCTATGTCTGCCAATCGTGACATGCAGTGGGGAAGTGATGTTGTGCGGAAAGATTCCACCACTGGGAAGATTTTAGTTGAGCATACATCTAATGGATTTGAGAAGGCTATGCAAGCTACGGAGGTTAAGATTAATTCCTTCAGATCAGCAGGTCTATCAGATCTTTATAGTATGTGGAGGGAAGCTAAAAGTGCGGCTCATAGGGAGACTGTGGAGGTTAAAGCTTGGATTGACAACCTTGAGAGCCAAATAGCTCCAGAGCGCCGAAGGGATTTTGCCATAGCAGCATATGCAAATATGAAGAGTGTGAAAGAGGCTTTTGATATAATGGGTATTACAGAAATTCCCACTCTAACCCCTAAGGAGCGTATGGTATTAGAGCAACTTTTAGAATATACTCGTAAGTTTAGGGATAGATCTAATTATATCCGTACTCACACAGGGCAGAAAGCCATTCCTAAACTTTTAGACATGGATGGGAAAGAGAATTATCTCCCATTGGTGAGGGACTTGAATGTCCTCCGTGATATGGGCCTGGCTGAGGGTCTCACTATCTCGGATGCTAAGAAGTTAGGGGAACTTAGTAAAAAATTCAACGGGATGTTTAATCCTAATTCTAAGAAGAGGCATGTGTCAGATATACCAATTGAGCTAGACCCCTTCCAAGCATTGAGGCGCCACGCAGAGTATGGGTTAGAGGAGATTCACATTAGTCCTGTGGCTGCACTGGCTAAGGATTTGGCTAATCTTAATTTACCAAGAATTGATGGTGGGAAGGGAAAGATTTCCTTAGTCGATTGGAACCCCTACCTGAGTAGAATGCTAAGTAGGTGGAGTGATCAGATAGTTGGTAAGGATATAGTGGCTACGGCGCTGGCTAATGCTAATCCATTCTTCGCATGGGGTAAGAATAGGCTTACTAAGAATTTAGTGGTGGCTACGATTGGTTGGTCGGTGAGGACAATACTAGTTCAGCCTACGTCTTACATGATTGGCATACCTACTATGTTAGATTTAAGAAGCGCAGGGTATGGGATATTTAAGTTGATGAGTGAGAGACCTTTTGGTAAGTCTAATGCCCGTCAGACTTCTTCTATACTTAGCATTCGTGAGGCGGATTATAACTTTAAGGAATTATCTGACTACATTCAGCAGGGTAAGATGAGTGGGACGATTGGATATGCAGCGCAGAAAAGTTTAAAACAAATGAAATGGGTTGATAGTATTATGGCTGAGGCTGGGTGGAATGCTGCCAGGTATTATGGGGAGAAGAGACTTAAACTCCAGGGTAAAGAGTTGTATAGATTTGCTGATGATGTCGTAGAGAGAACTCAAGGAATGGGAATTAAAGGGGCAGTTAGTGATATTCAAAGTAGTGCGGCTACCAAGTGGCTAACATTACTTCAGACTTTCGCCATAGCAGACTTTAATCTTATTGCCCGAGACGTGTTAGGGATTAAGAATCCAGAAGCAAATCAGGGGAAGACTATTATTAGGGTGGCTAAGTATGCCGCTGCTACTATCTTAGCAGGGCAATTCTATAAGATGATTGGGTTAGACAATGTAGTTCCTGATCCAATCGGCGCTTATCAGCAGGCCAAGGAGGAAAGTAAGGGTGACCTTCGTGCTGTAGGGGCCGCCGCGGGGGAATTGTTAGAAAAGATCCCAATCATTGGGGGAAGTGCTAAGTATAGCTCAAGTCTTTTTGGCATAGCTGGAGAATGGGCAAAGACTTTACCTGACGCAGGGGAGGGATTTGCAGCATCCTTAGACTGGGGTAAGTTAACAGATAAGCAGAAATCTTATAATATAAGACTTATAGCAAGGGCAGTGGGGCTGACTGCTGGGATTCCTATGACCAACCAGATATTGAAGAGTATAAACTCCGCTTATAAGGGCGGGAATCCTTATCAAATAATACTGGGAGTCTACGATGAGGAGAAAAAGAAGAAGGAAGGTCTTAGGCCTGAAATCCCAAGACCCCCTCGTCCACCTAAGCCCTTCTAATTAGGGAGTGTAAGAATACTTCTCGCTCTTCCAACCCTGAGGTCACCTTGTAAATTTCATGGGATAACTTAATACAATCCCTGACGAAATCCAAGGTGGCCTCTTCTGTTTTAAGGCCCATACTGTTTTTAAATTTAGCCACTTCCATCTCCCATTCGATGTGGTTAGGGAGATCTTCATCTATGGCCATATCCCTCTCGATGTAGAAGTAACATACCCCATCTTTACGATCTAAGATATCCTCCATATTAGTGGCGTGAGGTTTAGTGCAGCATAAGAGATGGAGGAGTTCTTGAAGTTCTCTCATTTTGTGTCTCCTAACTTGTGGTACTTTAAGATGGTATCAGTAGCAGTTTCTATTCTATGAACCCATCCCATGTTTTCAAGAGTCTGAATTATAAGTTGGAGAACTCTGGCATCTGCGTCGTTGTAGAATTTACGTTGGAGCTCTCTTATGGTGATTTCACCTTGGAGGCCAATCTCTTGCATTACCTTACTAAGAACTTCAGCATGGGGAGATTTTCCAATTCCACTAAAGGTTGAAGGCATACGTTTTTCAGTAGACTCCATAATAGCTATGGAGCGTGCCAGATCTTGCCTATCCAGGATCATTGAGTCACTACGAGAGGCACTGCATATCATGGATAGTTTCATTACATGCACTGGGCGCCGTTCACAGTAGGGGGCAAGGCGTGGATCATCAAATACTGGGGTGGCATCTGCAGCGGTGTACCAGTCTTTCCACAATTCTATGAAACTCTTAGTTGGTTTGAACTGCCCTTTCATTAAGTGGATCTGTTCTAAGTCGTAGTATAGATCTTCACCTAAAGCTTCTTCAGCTGGGGTGAGGAAAGGGATTGGGCAACTCTTGTATTTCTGATCTTCAAATACAAAGATAATTCGAGAAGTAAGCCCACCACCAATGGCGTCCATACTAAGGCATGAGCGTAGGAGGTCTGGGGTAGTGGCCCCAATTAGATTGACCCACACCCCGATGATGTCATCACTGCCTTGGTGTTTAGTGCGATAAGTCCAAGTACCTTCTGGCCCTTGACCACAATCGAACCAATCGGTTAAGTCCATCATTAGTTGTTGCTGGTTGTAGCCGAGGAAGACTACCAGTTCAGGGGCATATACTGTAAGTGATGAGTGGAAGGATATAGCTCCGGTGCTATCGTCCATGAGGGTTTCTTGGGAATTCATAATCTCTCGAACAAGGGCTTCACGGGTGGTAGATTCAGCGGCCATCTTGACTCCAAGTCTGGAGAGGAGGTTACGGCCAAATACCATAGCAGTACCCTTCCTTACTTTCCCTGGAGGACCCACTAACACTACGTACATATTAGGGTAAAAGCGCAGATGGCCCCAATTTACTACGCACTTCCTCTGTAGAGCTGCTGCTACAGTTGATACAGCAGTCCACACATGGAAAAGTTTAGGTGGCTCGGAATTCTCAGTGTAGGTGAGATAAGACTCCAGCCAGTCGTTTAACTTGCGGGGCATTATAACTCACCTTCCCATTCAATGTTAAGTTTAGACGCTGCCCAATCTAAGGCTCTCCCACATTCAACTGGAGTTGCGAAGTTATCCTTAAGGAGTTGTCTGGTAGCTTTCTTAGACATCCCCTCTTTAAGACCTTTAACAGCTATAGATCTAAACTTATCTGCTTTAGACTCGGTAGGTCTGATAGTATACTCGTCAAGCTCTAAGAATTGTACGTCAACTATTCCTTCATCAGTTATTTTAAATGTTAAAGGTTTTGATTTTGCAGTAAGATTGAATTTAGTCTGAGTTATAATTCTACCATTTGGCCTGTTGTTTTTATCAAAGTCCATTGTCATTACAGATCGGGATAGGTCTGTAATGGCTCCAGATCCTGAGATAGAATCTAAAGTTATACTTCCATCATCCCCAGTTTGCTTCTTCTTATTATGTGCTAAGAGGAGAATTCCAGTATCGCACCCTACAGAGATTTTAGAAAGCTCTGCATAGAATTGTGCTACATGATCACGGCGATTAGAGTCGAATGTTTTAGATAGAGATGTAAAGGAGTCTATGATTACTAGATCTGGCGAGTATTCTCTAACAAGATCATACATTTCTACAATAGTCTCAGGGCTGGTAGTGGTAGGAAGATCATCTTCTGTGTTAAGTACGAATTGAATTTTGTCTAAATGCTCCATATTCCATTTAGAGGCTCTATCCTTGTGGTGGAAGCCTACTCTTTCAGCATCAAAGAAGATTACCTTCTTACCTTGACCCGCTAGGAAGTTAGCTAGCCATAGGGCGAATCCTGTTTTACCCACCCCTCCACGAGACGCCAATACGGATACACAACTACGGGGAATAAGAGGTTCCCATATCCATTCTAAAGGCTTAATAGCTTTCATTACCGTTACTCCGTCGCTTAAGTAATACATTATTAGATTCCTGGTTGATTTAATGTTAATGTTAATGTTGTAATTGATAAAATGTATAATTTGTTATAACATATTATACAAATTATCATAACATACAATTTAAATCAACATATTAAAATGCACATTTAAATCCTCTGACAAATACAGTT